CATATAATCCTTCCAAATCTCAAAGAGATAAACTTTATTCCAATAGAGTTAACCCAGTAATCTTCTCACCTGGTTCTGGAATTGTTCTCTTTGGAGATAAGACTGGATTTGGTAAGTCTTCTGCATTCGACAGAATTAACGTTCGTCGTTTGTTCATCTATCTCGAAGATGCGATTTCAGCCGCTGCCAAAGATCAACTCTTCGAATTCAACGATGAGATTACAAGAACCAACTTTGTAAATATTGTTGAACCATTCCTTCGTGATGTTCAGGCAAAGAGAGGAATCTTTGATTACGTCGTTATTTGTGATGAGACAAATAACACTGCTGCCGTGATAGATAACAATGAGTTTGTTGCAGACATCTACATCAAACCAACAAGGTCGATTAACTTCATCGGTCTTACATTTGTTGCCACCAGAACTGGTGTTTCTTTTGAAGAAGTAATTGGTAACGTTTAATTAAATCAGAGGTTTAAAGAACTATGGCAACCCGTCAACAAGTAAACAACATTCCACTCAGAAAAATCACTGATTTTAAGAGTAAATTATCTGGTGGTGGTGCAAGACCCAATCTTTTTGAAGTTGAATTAGGATTTCCATCTGCAGTAGGTATCGACAACGATACCCTGCAGAAATCTAGATTCCTGGTAAAAGCAGCAGCACTTCCTGCATCAACTGTCGCACCTATCGACGTTCCTTTTAGAGGAAGAGTTCTCAAGGTAGCAGGAGACAGAACTTTCGAAACCTGGACAATTACAGTTCTCAACGATGTTGATTTCTCAATTCGTTCAGCATTCGAAAAATGGATGAACACAATCAACAAAATGGATGATGCTACTGGACTTACAAATCCAGAGTCATATCAATCTGATGCTTTTGTATATCAGTTAGGTCGTGATGGTGGAATTCTTAGATCTTATAAGTTCTATGATATTTTCCCAACTAATATTTCAACAATTGACCTGAGCTATGAAACCACTGATACCATCGAAGAGTTCACTGTAGAACTTCAGATTCACTGGTGGGAAGCATCGAAGGGAACATCTCCATTTGCTGGTGGAGAAGACATCGCCTAAATAGTAAAATAACACAGTCTAGTCAAGATTATAATGGCAAAACTTTTTGGTTTTTCAATTGAGGATAAAGAAAAAAAATCCGCTTCTATAGTGTCCCCCGTTCCTCAGTCAAATGAGGACGGGGTTGATCATTATATTAGTAGCGGATTTTATGGTCAATATGTAGACATCGAAGGTGTATATAGAACTGAATATGATTTAATTAAAAGATATCGTGAGATGGCACTTCACCCAGAATGTGATGGTGCTATCGAAGATGTTGTTAATGAAGCAATCGTTAGTGATCTTTATGATTCTCCTATTGAAATTGAATTATCTAATCTCAATGCTAGTGACAAATTAAAGAAGGTAATAAGAGAAGAATTTAAAAAGATTAAAGAAATTTTAGATTTTGATCGGAAGTCTCACGAAATTTTCAGAAATTGGTATGTTGATGGAAGACTTTATTATTTAAAAGTGATTGATATCAAAAAACCAGAAGAAGGAATTAAAGAACTGAGATATATTGATCCAATGAAGATCAAGTATATCAGACAGGAAAAGAAAAAGGAAGGTGAGCAAAGATTAGTAAATCTTAGACTTCAGTCAGAACAAAAAGTTGCAAATCCAGAAATTGATGAGTATTTTCTTTATACTCCAACACCAAATTATCCAACCATAGCAGGATCTCAACAAAAGAATGCAATTAAGATTGCTAAAGATTCTATCACATATGTAACCTCTGGTCTTGTAGATAGAAACAAAGGATCCGTTCTTTCTTATCTTCATAAAGCAATCAAGGCTCTCAATCAACTTAGAATGATTGAAGATTCTTTGGTTATCTATAGATTATCACGCGCACCAGAGCGTCGTATTTTCTATATTGATGTTGGCAATCTTCCCAAAGTAAAGGCAGAACAATATCTTCGTGATGTTATGATGCGTTATCGTAACAAGTTGGTTTATGATGCTAACACTGGCGAAGTCCGTGATGATAAGAAATTTATGAGTATGTTGGAAGATTTTTGGCTTCCTCGCCGTGAAGGTGGTAGAGGAACAGAAATCTCCACACTTCCTGGTGGACAAAATCTTGGCGAACTTGCAGATATTGAATATTTTCAAAAGAAACTCTATAGAGCACTTGGAGTTCCAGAATCAAGAATTGCTGCAGATGGTGGTTTCAATCTCGGCCGTTCTTCTGAGATTCTGAGAGACGAACTCAAGTTTGCTAAGTTTGTTGGACGTTTGAGAAAAAGATTTGCTCAAATGTTCAATGATATGTTGAGAACGCAATTGATTCTCAAGAACGTCGTATCTCCAGAAGATTGGGAAATGATCGCTGATCATATCCAATATGATTTCCTGTATGATAATCAGTTTGCAGAATTAAAAGAAACCGAAATGCTCAATGAGCGTCTTGGCATTCTTGCAACTATCGAACCTTATATTGGCAAATATTATTCCACCGAATGGGTTCGCAAAAAAGTTCTCCGTCAAACTGATACAGAAATCATTGAGATGGATGAGCAGATTGAGCAGGAAATTAAAGATGGAATTATTCCTGATCCAAGCACAATTGACCCAATCACTGGAGAACCATTACCACAAGAAGGTGACCCACAAATGTTGGGCGATGTTCCAATGGAACCGGAAATTAATGGGTCCGTAACACAGGTTAAGGAACCCAAAGGTGGGGAAATATAAATAGACAATATAGATATTATAAAACTTTATGGAAGAAATTGTAAATTTGATCGGATCTGATGCCTCCGCTTCGGATATTAGTGACCAAATTAAAAATGCTCTTTATTCTAAAGCAGCAGAAAAAATTGACGCTATTCGTCCAACTGTAGGAGCATCCTTGTTTGGTGACAATCAATCATCTGAGGAAGAAGAATAATGTCAAGAACTAGATTAATTGGTGATGAAGTTGCATTAGGAACTGATGCAGCAAATGGATCTAGCATATCAAATGCTACTGTCGTTAGATTATACAATGGGGTTGGTAGCACTGCTGTAGTAAGTATGGCAAGCACTGTTGGTGCTGCAGATACAGTTTCTTTCAGTATGCCTACTGGTCATGTTGAATTATTGGAAAAAACGGCAAGTTATGTTATCTGGGCAGATAGTGCCGCAGTAAGAGCAACCAAAGTAGGATTCACTGGATAAAAAAAATGAAACTCATCACAGAAGAAATCTCAAACGTACAGATTATCACCGAAGGTAAAGGTGCTAATAAAAAACTGTATATTGAGGGAGTTTTCCTTCAAGGAGACATTAAAAACCGCAATGGTAGAATGTATCCCATGGAAACTCTTTCCCGTGAAGTAAAGAGATACAATGAAACTTTTGTTGCTAAGGGGCGTGCTCTAGGGGAACTTGGTCACCCTGATGGTCCTACCGTAAATCTTGATCGTGTTTCTCACAAAATTACTTCGCTTGTTCAAGAGGGAAGTAATTTCAGAGGTAAGGCACAGATTCTGAATACTCCTATGGGCAAGATTGCATCTTCACTTCTTGATGAGGGCGTAATGCTCGGAGTTTCTTCTCGTGGTGTTGGTTCACTCAAGATGACCAATGAGGGTCATAAAGTTGTCGGTGAAGATTTTATGTTAGCAACTGCTGCTGATATCGTCGCTGATCCTTCTGCTCCTGATGCTTTTGTTCAGGGAATTATGGAAGGAAAAGAGTGGGTTTGGGAAGGTGGAATCCTTCGTGAACAACTCGCAGAACAGACCAAGAAGAGAATTAACACTCTTGTTGACCAAAAAAGACTCGAAGAGCATAAACTTGACCTGTTCAAGACTTTCCTCCTAGATCTGTAATTTATAAATAAATATAGATTATACAAAAATCTAAATAAATCAAATGTCCGTTGGTAGCAATTTACAAGAAATGGAAAACGTAGTAACGAAAGGCGCTGCTAAAGCTGACTCAATGCCAAAATTAACCACAGGTATTCCTGATGGTCAAAGCGGTTCTTGGGAAGACCTTGGCGGCCCTACTCCAGAAAACTATAAGTCCGATGACAATTCGGCAAAACTCAAGGAACCTTCTATTGCAACAGTCGCAGACGTTGTAAAAAGAGGTGCTAAACCTGCTGAGCCAATGCAAAAAATGGCA